CGCTGGAATATGGCTTTTCTGAGCAGGAATTCATGGGCGCGGTGGACCATCGTGCTTTTGTGATGCTCCGGGATGCCATTGCAGGCAAGAAGTTGCGCACGGCCAAGCCCGCCGTTGCCAAGAAGGTTCCCAAGAAGGCAACCAAGGTTCTAAAGCCCGGTGCGGCTGAAACCAAGGCCACCAGAGCAGCCAAAGAGAAAACCGCGCTTCGTGACAATTTGCGGAAGCGTGGCGACGTTGACGCCGCCGTGGATTTCATCCTCGGGGGTTAGTCGCCCGCGCTCCGCTGATCGGAGTGCAAAGCAATGGCACAACCCAGTAACACCTTCTCGACATACGATGCCATCGGCATCCGGGAAGACCTCACGGACGTGATCTACAATGTTGATCCGACCGAAACCCCGTTCTTCCAGATGGCCGCGAAGAACAAGGCAACAAACACGTTCCATGAGTGGCAGACTGACACTCTGGCAGCGGCGTCGTCCAGCAATCAGGTGATTGAGGGTAACGACACTACCGTTGCGGCCTCGTCTCCGACCGTGCGTCTCGGCAACTACTGCGAGATTGCGGAAAAGAGCGCGCGCATTTCGGGCACCGAGGAATCGGTCACGAAAGCTGGCCGGAACAACGAGATGGCTTATCAGGTCGTCAAGCGCACCAAGGAACTGCGCCGCGACATGGAGTCGTCTTTACTGGCAAACAAGGTCCGTAACGCGGGCAGCGACACCGTTGCGCGTCAGTTGGCCGGTGTGCCTGTCTGGTACACGTCCAACACGGACGCCGGGTCTGGCGGTTCGGATGGCGACGGTCTGGGCACGACTGCCCGCACCGACGGCACCCAGCGTGCCTTTACCGAGGACCAGCTGAAGACGGTTCTTGCTTCTGCCTGGGACAACGGCGGCGATCCTGACTGCATCATGGTCGGATCGTTCAACAAGCAGAAGATTTCCGGCTTTACCGGCGGCTCGACCCGCTTTGACAAGTCGGAAGACAAGAAGCTGATTGCCGCTATCGACGTGTATGTGTCGGACTTCGGTGATCTGAAGGTTATCCCGAACCGCTTCCAGCGTGCGCGCGATGCTCACATCCTCCAGAAGGATATGTGGGCCGTCTCGTTCCTTCGCCCGGTGAAGAACAAGGCACTGGCGATCACTGGCGACAGTGAAGCCCGGCTGATCAACACCGAGTTCACGATGGAATCCCGCAATCAGCAGGCAAGCGGCCTCGTCGCTGACCTGACAACTTCTTAAGGAGGGCTTCACTATGGTTGGAACTGTATGGAGCTACGGCCCTTCGATTGAGACTGCCGCCGTTACGGTTGGTGGTGGCTCCGGTGTCCCGAAAACGTACATCACGAATTCGGCCACCGGCTTTGCCCTCACCCTTCCGGCTGCGACCGGCACGGGCCACGCATACCGCTTTGTCATCGGCGTCACCGTTACTTCGGGCAGCATGACGATTGCTTGCGCTGGCACGGACGAGTTTGCCGGTGTCATCTATCAGGTTGACACCGATACAACGGACACCGTTGCGGCCTATCCGGCGCTGGCGGCTGATAACTTCGACGTGATCACCCTCAATGGCAGCACCACGGGTGGCCTTGCGGGCGACTGGTTCGAGGTTGTTGACGTTGCGTCCGGTGTTTGGGCGCTGATGGGTTACTCGAACGGCACCGGCACCGTTGCCACGCCGCTTTCGTCTACCTGATGAAAATCGGCGGGGGCTTCGGCCCCCGTCACCCCAAAACCAGAACGCCCATTCGCTGGGTGAAGGAGAAATAACATGCGAACCCTGAATGACTATTTCATTTACGGTAAAATCGAGGATGTTTCGACCGCCGGTCAGATTTACATCCCCGTCCCTGACGATGGCCAGATCATCAAGGTGATCACCGCTCTGAACGGTGCGATTGCCACGGCAGACGCCACCCTGACCGTGAAAACGGCTGAAGGCACGGCTGGCACAATCACCATCGCCAATTCCGGTTCTGCCGCCGGCGATGTGGATTCACTGGAGCCGACCAGCAACAACAACGTGTTGGAGGACGGCACGATTGAAATCGAAACGGATGGCGCTTCTACCAACACGATTTCGGTGGACATCGTTGTGATCGTGAGGCGCTGATGCCCCGCCCCCGTAAGGCCCCGGTGAAGGTTCTTTGCCGGGTGCTTATCCCAAATCTCTGGACCACTGAAGGCAAGGCTTACCAAGGGGATGAAATCAGTATTCCCGAGGATGAGGCCAAATGGCTGGATGGTCTGGATAAGATTAAGATTGTGAGGCAGTAATGCGCAATCAACACACGGCTGTTTACCGGCCCAAGCCGGGCCTAAGTCAGACTGTGGCTATCGGCGCTTCTTCCACGGCTGCATCGAGCGCGTTTGCGGCGCAGACCCGCTACGTGGTTTTGGATTGCGACGTGGCTTGTCATATCAATTTCGAAGGCGCGGCGACGACTTCCGACCAACACATGGCGGCCAACATTCCCTATGCTTTCATCGTTGATCCTGGGCAGACTGTCCGGGTGATTCAGGACAGCGCGGCGGGCACCGGCACACTGTGGGTCAGTGAGGTTACCTTCTGATGAAGGTTACTGGCGTATGGGCCGATGACGGCAAGATAATCGAGCGCAAAACGCAAGACGTTGAGCCGATCCTTGATCACAACAAGCGGCTTATGTCGGACGGTGACGGCTATTCTCCCTCTCGCGATATCCGGCGCGCGGCATCCATCCCGATGGTGGTTGTCGAACAATGGATGAGGGAGGGGGTTGACATCTTCGACCCCAATAGCCGCGAGGCGATCAAGCGGAAGCTGAATAGCTCCGAATGGGCGCACCTTCGCACAGCGCCGGGTAAACTATGAGCATCACCGACTATGGCACTCTGAAAACTGCGGTTAGATCGTGGTTCTCTGATCGCTCGGATATCCCCGCCACGGTCTACAATCTGGCCACGGCAGAGCTAAACGCGCGCCTGCGGTTGCAGATCATGGAAAGCACCAGTTCGCTGGCCATATCTGCGGAAAGCGTGGCGCTGCCGTCTGACTTCCTGGAAGTGCGGCACGCATACCTTGATCGTGATCCGCGCATTGTGCTGGACGTGTCGGATGAGTTCTCGAAAACAGCCGATTACGACAAGTCCGGGGTTCCGCGCACTTATAGCGTTATCGACGGGAACATGATCTTCAACCCCGTTCCTGATGGGTCTTACACGGTATTCCTGCGCTACATCGCCAAACTAAGCGATTTCTCGTCCGACAGCGATACCAACACGGTGCTGACCACGCACCCAGCGCTGTTTCTCTACGCCAGCCTGAAGCACGCGGGTATCTGGGCGCAGGATATGGAGGCATCCGGGATTTACGCGGCGGCATTGGAGGAAGAGATCAAACGGGTGATGATGTCGGATCAGGGCAAGCGGTTTGGTGCTGGTCCGCTTCGTGTCCGGTCCGAAAGCACCCCATGAACATCGCAGAACTGCCATTCGGTGAATGGCTGCCGGATGCGCCGGATTACAAGAATCCCGGCTGCATTGTCGCGGATAACTGTTTTCCGAGTACCGGCGGGTACTCGTCTTTCCCCGGCTTCAACGATCAGGGCGATACGATCAACGAGGCGGTGCGGGGCGCGCAGCAATTCTTTCGCTCGGACGGCACCAGCGTTATTGTTGGCGGCACGTCTACTAAGCTGTTTGTCGTGGTCGGCGGCACCCTGACAGAAACCACTGGATACACCGCGATTGGTGCAGATGCCTATTGGGACTTCGCCCGGTTCAACGATCTGATCATTGCGGTGGCCCCGAACAACGCGCCGCAGTATCTCACAGACATTGACAGCGACACGGGCTGGTCGGCTTTGCCCGGATCGCCCCCGACAATGGAGACAATAGGCCGGGTCGGCAACTTCCTGATGCTCGGGAACGCCAGCGCCAACAAGTCGCGCGTTCAATGGTCTGCCGAGAATGATCCGACTGCCTCGTGGGTAACGGACCGGACGGCGCAGAGTGGTCTGGCCGAGTTGCAACCGGAATACGGAAAGATCACGGCCATTGCCGGGGATCGCTATCCGCTGGTGTTCCAGGAGCGGGGCATCAGCCGGATTGACCCGGTGGGGCCTCCAACGGTGTTCAACATCCAGACCATCGAGGAGGCCCGAGGCTGTATAGCTCCGGGGTCTGCGGTCACGGTTGGGTTTTTAACCTACTTCCTTGCCCATGACGGGTTTTGGGCCACTGACGGCGCGTCTGTGCAGCCCGTGGGCACGCGCCGGGTGAACAAGTGGTTCTTCGATAATGTTTCAGAAGGTGACAGGTTCCGCACGCATGGCGCGGTGGTCTGGGAAAAGCAGTCTATCATCTGGACGTTCTACCCGGTTTACAACGCGACCGGCTTTTTACGGCAGATCATCTATTCCTGGGCCGAAAACCGCTGGTCCACGGCAAGTGTGAATATGCATTATCTCGTGGACAACAAGGTTGACGCCACCACGTTGGAGGATTTGGATGCGCTGTTTCCTACGGGGATCGAAGACGTAACGCCGGTTATGGATTCGACGTTTTGGCTGGCCAAGTCGCGAGTTCTCAGCGCATTCCGGGAGAACGCCTCCGGTAATTCCGAGTTGAGCTATCTGAACGGCGACACTTTGGAGGCAACATTCGAGACGGCAGATCATCAGCCCAAACCGGGCTACCGGGTGAGCGTAAACGCCATCTATCCGGTTGTGGAAAACGATGACGAAAACACCGAGGCGGCGCTTATCACACGCACGTTAAAGGGATCGACGCCCGTGACTTCGGCGCAGACGGCCATTAACGCAGCCGGGTTCTGCCCGGTGCGAGGCGATGGGCGCTTCGCGCGGGCAAAGATGGTGATTCCGGCTGCGGCGGTCTGGGACAAGGCACAAGGCGTGCAGTTGGAATTCAGGGCGAGCGGTAAGCGATGACACAGCGCCCGATCATGACCGGACAGGCTCCGCGCCAGCGCCAGGAACAAGAACGCGCCGCGCCGCTTCGCGCACCCGTTATCAAGGCGGTAACAACCGTGACCAACAGCAATGTGACGCTGTGGACGGTTTCGGCAGACAAGTTTTTCTATCTGAAGCACGCCAGCGTTTGCAACATCGCTGGTGCGGCCATCACGTTCACACTCCACGTTGTCCCGGAAGGCGGCTCGGCGGGCAACGGAAACAAGGTCTATGACGTGGCCGCACTGGCAAATCCAGATACCAAGAAGCTGGACGAAATCATAGGCATGACGATTGATCCCGGCGATTTTATCGTTGCCGTGACCAGCAGCGCGACAGGCGCTAATTTCCGCCTTGATGGGGTTGAGTTCACGGGCGGGCTACCGGACGTATGAACATCATAGGCGTGCCGTCCACTGCGGTGCGGACTATCTGGCCGCATGTAGAAGAATACTTCGCCAGCTTTGAAGAACGCGCACAGGGCGAGGTCACGGCGGAAGAACTGCTTTCGCTGGTGGAAGCCCAGCATCGGCAGTGCTGGATCGCCGCAGACAACAAGAAAGTGTGGGCCTGCGCCCTGACGAGGGTGGACAACAACCCCCTCGGGACCGTGCAGCTTGATTTCTGCGCGGGGGAAGACCGGGACAAGTGGCGCGACAAGCTGGTGCATGAAATCGAGCGCTGGGCCGCTCATCGGGGGGCGGGGCGCGTGCGGATCATCTGCCGCCCCGGCTGGACGAAGGAACTAAGGAAGCTCGGATACAGGGAAACGCACCGGGTGTTGGAGAAAGAAATGGGCAATGGGTAAATCAGGCAGCGGCAGCAGCGATACCACACAGACGGCAGAGCCGTGGGGTCCGTCCGAGGATCTGCTGAAGGGTACGCTTGGGGATACGCTCGGAACCTATCTCAGCGGGCAGTTCGATATCCCATCCTATCCGGGCATTCGCGTGGCCCCGCAGTCGGGCATGACGCAGGCTTCCAACTGGGGCATCTACAACACCGCCTCTCAGGGAAACCCGATCACACCCGTTGCACAGCAGGCATTCGGAGATATCGCGAGCGGCAACAACATCTATCGCGACCTGGATACGGTGAAAGCGAATGCCCTTGGGGACATCATGCCAGCCGCCATGAGCCGATTCAGTGGCGCGGGTATGCTGGACAGCACGCTGGCCGCAGATGCCGCTGGGCGGGCCGCTACGCAAGCGATAGCGCCCATTGAGTACGGGGCATGGGATGCCGCGCAGAACCGCAGGGTGAATGCGCTGGGAATGGCCCCACAACTGGCGTCGAATTCCTATCTCGATTCGTCGATGATGGGGCAGGCTGGGGCCGGACTGGATCAATACAATCAGCGGGTGCTGGATAGCGCGATCGGCAACTACTACGAGGAAGCCAATCGGCCCTATGATAACATTCAGCGCGCCGTTTCCCTTGGTCTTGGCCTTGGCGGAATGGGCGGCACCCAGACGACGGACCAGAATACCGGCAACGGGACGATGGAAACCATCGGCGGGATTATGCAGGTGGCCGGGCCGCTCATTGCCATGGCTGCTATGTCCGACCGCAGAGTTAAGGCCGATGTCAAGCGGATTGGCGAGACCAAGGAAGGCTATCCAAAGTATGAGTTCCGGTACAACTGGGATGAGCCGGGCACCAAGCGCGTAGGGGTGATGGCCGACGAAGTACCGCCCGAGATCACGCTGGACGGGCCGGGCGGCTTCAAGATGGTGGATTACGGGAGGATTGATCTATGATGGGGCTGATGCAAAGCCCGTTCGCGCTGCCGTTCGGCATGACTTCGATGTCAAGCGAGATGGCCTCGCCTTTCACGGGGAACGAACCGCGCTTGG